CTGTACTCTCCTTAAATTGATTATCAGTACCAACCTTGAGCGTCGTCAATCGTTGAATTGACGGCGTTTTTTATTTTTCATAATCGCTTTAAAACTGTATAAATAGATATGATGGTGCACTTTTTGGTGCACTCTTGCTAAAAAATACTAAATTATGCTGAATTTTTGCACTTAAAAGTGCACCAAAAAAATTTAAACGTGCCTTGACACCTTATTCCATAAGGGTTTTAGGCTCAAGCAAAAAAGCACACTTACACCTAGGCGGGTAATACATAAAAAAATCCCCCACGCTGAAACGCAGGGGCATTAATCAAGTTATAACTATCATCTAGAAACATCCTAGAGACAGCTATTGCTTAAATGCGATTTCAATTTATCTTTTATCTCTTTATATTTCTCATCATCATGTGAATATCCTGATTCAAAGTCCAAGAAATCCGTTAATGGCATCTTTAAGAAATCAGCAGTCTCTCGTTGGCCCATTTTGTTTTTTGATTCTAACCTTATAATATCTTGAGACAAATCAAAATACTTAGACTCAATTTGTTCTTTTACAATTGTATCGTCGGGAAACATTTTTAAAATTAGTTTTTTTAAGCTTTTATACTTTTCATTCATAATCAAGGCCTCCAGATTTTTCAGTCAGGAAAGTTAGTGATTTGATACTTATTTATTGTTTCTTGACAAAAACAATTATTTTCAACCTCACTTGCTAAATCATGAGTTTCTTGGCACAACTCATCAGTTAAAATATTTGCATCAACTTCCATATTACCATTCTTACTAATTCCATAACAAAGTAAAAGTCCTTTCCAAACTCCAAAACAATCACTTAATTCATTAGGCTTTATAAAGGTTGAGAAAAAGATCCTAGGTTTTTCGTTATTTCTATTGATACGAATTTCATAACAAGGCTGTTCTTTTTGGCTATGGATCCTTTTTACAATTTTTGACGTTCTTAATAGTCCAAGTTGATCTTTTACGTATATTTCTATATAATCATGATTTTTATCTGCCATTTCTCTAAATATCCCCGTATCAACGTCATAATCACATTCATAGAGATGTTGTATGATGGATATAAAAGCCTGTTTAAAATATTCATCTTTAGAAAGTACATTTCTAAACAATTCTACAAATAAATTTTCTCGTTGATTTTCGTTGAAGGGATTATGAGGCCAAAAAAAGTTATTAATTCGTATCACTTCCTTAAACATCCTAATGAAAAATGTCATATTTTAAACCAAGTAATTTTTAAAAAAAGTATTATATCTAAAAACACATAAATATGTCAAACTACTGAAACGTGATGTTTATATTACAATAATAATTGTAGACATTACTTTAATGTTAATCAATACTTTTTTGAGCTTTGATTATTTAAATGCTCTTCAAGACTTTATACGCATAGGATTAGATCACGATATTTAAAACAAAAAATCCCCCACGCCGAAACGCAGGGGAAATTTAATGAATGAAACTCTATATCAAGTTATAGCCAACAATTATTATAGCACTATTTTGCTGCTTGTGAGGCGGATTCTGACGTCGTTTCAGTGTCAGACGATGCAGAACTATTCACTACAGCGACTGTAGACGTAGGTGCTTGCGCTTCGTCAGCGACTTTGTTAGCTGCTGCTTCGACTTGGCTTTCCTCGTCACTGACAACCGTTGGTGCTGTCACTGTTTGAACGTCAGTAACAACGCCCAGCATACCAAGGATCGTTAATACTGTGTTGATAACAGCGACAATGGCTGACCAGTCACCAGCAAACTTGATGCCAAATACAGCTAGTACCTGTTGAATCAAAACGATCAGCAAGGAAATAATCCCAGCAATCAATTTGCCATTCAAACTACCGTCGACATTCTTGAAGCTAATTTTTTTAATCATTATTTTTCCCTCCTAAAGGAACTTTTCTACGATATAAACAACTAACGTGACGAGCACGCCTGAAACTAGGACACCGATAACCCAATTCTGTATTTGAGTAACCCGTCCTATCTCATGCTCGACTTCAATTGACTTGGCCAGCGCCTTGTCAGCTTTGTCGCCAATATCATCAACTTGATTCAGCTTTTCTTCGATGTTCTCAACTTTCGTTTTGGTGGCGGCCACATCCTTTTGAATATCCATTAATAACTTAGTTGTATCGTCGTATTGTGCCATTATCTCACCTCCAAGCGTTGACCGGGATAGATAGTGGTATAAATTGTCTTGCCGTTCTGACTAGCTAATGTAGTCATGTTCAGGCCGTTGCGTTGTGCAATTGTCCACCAGCTGTCGCCAGACTTGACTGTGTAATACGTATGACTAACCAGCTGACCAGTAGCCCGCTTCCCGTAGGCTGGCCCGTTGGTGACACCTAGCTTGATAAAGCCGTATAGGCCGTTTGAACGGGTGTAACGTGCCCATACATAGTCGTGTTCAATAATGACCGCGTTGTAAGTTACACTCTCACCCTTGTAATAGGTAGCCACTTGACGTACCTTATCTGAATCCGTGTAACGAACAGCTAGTGTCCGATTAGGATAGAACACCCCTCGCTGGCTGTATTTAACAACCTTAAAAGTGTCCTTCATAGTTGCCTGAGCCTTTTGAGCCTGCTTAACATTGGCCTGTGCTTTAGCCTTGCTAGCAGTTGTGTAGCCTGATTTAGTGATCCCTGTTAAATCGACATTGCCATCTAATCCTTGTGGAACACCGTTAACATAGCCAGTAATCCGATACATGCTTGTAAACTGGAAGATAGCCACGCCATCCATGCTAGGGAACCAGTTGTAATCAGGGCTAGTTCTCACCAGATAGTCTGGATATTCAGCTAGCCATAGACAGCTACCATAGGCACGTACAATGGCACTCACATTAACATGTGCACTTAGATAATCCTTGCCACCATAAAGCATTGGGGTATAGCCTGCCGCTATGATTAACTTAAATTGAGCTTTAATGACATTAGTATTAGCCGTCACACTAGTTGAAGCGCCGTCCTCATAGTCCAACGCCACAATGCTGCCCTTGGGCGTCCTAATCCGTGGCAAGTAATAGGCCATCATAGCCTTAGCATTGGTCATGTTGCCACCAACACCGTCCCATAAATAGGTGTGCACCCGTTTACCAGCCTTCATAGCGGACTTAACTTGACTAGCATACGTGGTCTGAGGGATATTAGTACCGCCATAAAAGCCACCCGCCTGTGATAGTACAAACTTATCGGTACTATAACCGAATGTCCCACTATTACCGTTATACTTAGACCAATCAACACCTTGGTCACGACTAGTTGAAGCCTGACTGTTTAAATTGACCATTAAAAAGGCCATAAAAATGGCGCCCACCGTTAAGATGAGTGCCTTTAATTTGTGCTTATTCAATTGTCTACCTCCTAATTTAGCTTTTTGAAATTGGCATTCTGTTAATAACCCAGCTATTATAATAATAACAGCTATAGAACGTTCCACTCGTGTCAGTGGCATTTATCATAACAGCATTTGGCACGCCATTAGCATCTAAACTATCGATAAAGATTATTCCTCTCGTCCATACATTATCAAACGGCTTGTTTTTCGCTGAATCTGCGCACCTGAATGTGTAAAACCCTAACCCAAGGGATAATACTTTCTTGTTAAAGTCGTCGCCTTTTAAAGCGTCAAGTAGATGTCCACCGCTATCACACGTAATTTTAGTTTTCTGAAAGTTAGTAGTATCAGTAGTTCCCGGTAGTGCGTTAGCCGTAATAGTATTAAATTTATTGACAAAGTCATCAAAAGTAATGGTTGTAATCGTGCTACCATTAGCGCTTTGAATGTTATTGGTAATAGTAAAACCAGTTGACCCATCACTAGGGTAGATTGACGTCCCGGTACTATCAACCACCCATACTTCAATGGCATAGCTACCAGCGGTTAAACTAGTCATCAAGTCAGCATTAAAGGTAACGGTAACTTGGCCAGTTGTTGGGTCCGTTAAACTTGCTGGGTCAATTGTGGCTGATTTAAGATAGCCACTATTATTGCCTAATTTAACGGTAATTGAAGTGGCATTAGTTAAGTCCGTTGCCACATTATCATTGCCACAAATTAACGTAAAACTGGTCGTGGTATCGCCAATTTTAACCGTCTGTGGTGAAGTATCAGTAAAACTAAGCGTTTTCGCCATCTTTAGGTGCCTCCTTCTCGGCCAACTTGGCATTGAGCTGGTCAATTTGAACTTGAGCCATCGCTAATTGCTGATCTTTAACGGCAATTGCTTGGGCATAGTTACTCGTTAGCTTGTTAATTAAAGCTTGTGCATCGATATTCATAATTTAAGCCTCCTGTGTTGTCGTAGTTGTGGTAACTGGCTTTAAAGCAGTCAGACTGTCAATCAGTGTATTTAATACCTTTAATTTAACGTTATCAATGCCCCCAGCGCCTCCAGCAATGGCAGTGTTAAATTCATCCATGGTAATGCTGACCTGTGAGCTGATACCCAGCGTGTTAATTTGAATGCTGATTGTCATAATGTTGTTCGTGTAATCTGGTTTATAATTCGTGATTAAAATGCTATCCATTTAATTTGGCCTCCAATTCTAATAAATGCCCATTTAATTGGTCAATCTCTTTCTGTTGTTCCTGTACCGTGGCTAAAGTGGCGTTCAATAATACACTGTCATCCACCCCATTTAGCTTGCCTTTTTCATCACGGCTGATAAATACGTCGGGTAACCGCCACTGCTTAGTGTCATGCACATCATCAACGATTGAAGACAACCTAATATGGCTGGCGTTATCGTCAGATTTATATTGGTATGTTGCTAGGTCGATTGAGTTAACTAGCTGTGCCCAATAGGCGGTGTCAGCCTTTTGCACGTCCTTCTTAACACTTAATAGAGACGATTTAACTAGGCTTTTATAGTGAACAGCACCGGCATAAATGTCAGCTGCACCACCGCCACCTTTGGCAAAGTGAATAGCCCCTCTATCAGCACTAGTAAACGTATGGTGACCATTAAGTTGAAAGTTACCAATATCTAGTTCGCGTTTGAACTGAATCACATTAGAACCAGCCTTATCAGTCCCAAAGTTAACAATCTGATTGCCATTAACGTCACCAATTCGCCACCAAGCAGAATTGGATTGTCCATATATGTTACCATAAGCGTCCATAGTAATTCCGTTACTACCAATATTATCGGACCTACCGGCGAAGTTTATTTGCTGTGTTGGTCCATATAGATAGATTCCTGTGGCTGGTGTTACGTTCACATAGCCTGTGATTGTCTCTGGATTAGAAAAAGTTGTATCTTTACCTGACGTATAACCTGATTGTGACTGAAAGCCTTGACCGTTAATTACTGAATCATAAGTCGAGTACTGCCCGTTGCCAATCATTGAGCGATATTTATAGGTAATCGCCCCAGATTCAACGCTTGATTGCAGTCCAACCGCACTGTCAAAGTACGTTGACCTATACGCCCCGTCTGGCGTAATAGTCATTGGATAATATTTAGCGGTATTGTTAGCGTCATTAATACGGTCGCCACCATTAAACGTTGTCCCGTTAATGGTTGAACCATTAATAACTGATCCATCTATTTCGCCAGCACTGACAATATTACCTGTATCTGGCTGGTAACCGGTTGATTGAGCAGTTTGAGTCAGCATAGGTGAACTAAATGCCACATGCCCCTTGCCGTTGTGAGCAACAAGCTGAATGGCAACATACTTAGCATTGCTTGGGGCGATTGCATTGTTAATTGTAAATGTTTGTATACCACTGTCTGGACCATTGGCTGTGTAACGATGGTCACTGTTGCCAACTCTAGTGTTGACGTTATTATCACTAAAAAATGCTAGTGTGACTAGATATGTCATTCCGCTTGTTGAGCCATAATCCCTAAACTTAATCGAGGCACTGTATGGTATTCCTGTTTGGGTGACTGGTTGTAACTTGCTATAAGCAGAGACCCATCTACCACCTGATGCATCACCATTCCAACCTATTGCTGGGACACCATCAAATAATGTAGCGTCTGAGTAATAATAAGAGTCTCCAAGTATCCATCCCGGAATAGATGAGCCATTACCACCTAGCAATGCCGCATTATAAACTAGATTGGTGACACCTCTAATTGTTAAATTACTTGCCACAACATTACCATTTGAATCAGTTGTAAATGAGCCATTAGGCGTGCTAAACGTTTTAGCAACAATGTTGACACCTTTAAGTGAGCCGGTGGTAACATCACCTAAATTGGCACTTAAGGCTGATAGCTTGTCGACATTTAACCGGTCTGTGCTGAGTGTTCCTGTTGTGATGTTTGATGCGTTAATATTTTTACCAGTAATCGTATTAAAGTCAATCGTGCCAGCTATTAATTTATTGGCACTAACATTACCAACTTGAGCATCAGTGATAGCTGCATTGGCTATTTGAGCAGTACCTACAGCCAACTTGCCTATCTTGGCATTGGTAATTGCGCCATCACCTATTTGGGCAGTGCCCACAGCTAGTTTAGCAATCTTAGCGCTATTGACAGCTTCATTTTTAATCTGTGCTGTACCTACAGCTAATGACCCTATCTGGGCATCAGTAATAGCACCATTGGCTATCTGGGCGGTACCTACAGCTAATTTACCTATCTTGGCATTAGTGATAGCACCGTCACCTATTTGTGCTGTACCTACGGATAGGTCAGCAATCTTGGCACTATTAACAGCCTCATTACCAATCTGGGCATTGGTGATTGCACCATTGGCTATCTCAGCTGTTCCAATAACCCCTTTATCAATAACCGTCTCTGTTGTGATATGGACTACCGAGCCGTCCTTAACACCTGCACTTAACGTCTGATAATCAGCACTTGCCTTGTTTGCACTTACCGCTGCTGTACTACCAACTACTATGGCGCTTGCGGCAGCCTGACTAGCATTATTAGCGACACTGGTTGCATTATCACCAGCACTTTTAGCTTGGCTGGCTACTCCAATTGCTTTATCAGCATTTACTGCTGCTGTACTACCAGCTATGACAGCACTAGAAGCTGCTTGACTAGCATTATTAGCGACAACAGTTGCATTATCACCAGCACTTTTAGCTTGGTTAGCTGCACTAGCCGCCTGTGAAGCCACCTGACTAGCATTATTACCCGTTGCGGCTGCCTGTGAAGCCACTATGACAGCACTAGAAGCAGCTTGACTAGCTACCGATACACTAGACTGCATGTTATCCATGTCAGTGTTAAAGTTATTGCTTAAGGCGGTCTGTACGTTGCTTAGAGCCGTATTGTAGGCATCTGTAAGGCTCTTATAAGTGTCCCGATTAATGTCACTAGCTTTAGTGGTATCCATTAAGATGGCCGTCATAAAGGTATTCAGTCTAGTATAGGCTGTCGTTAAATCAGTCGTGCTAACATTGGCGTCTTTAGCTCGCTTTAAAATCACATTATACTGACTAGTTAATCCGGTGTATTGTGCTGCTTGGGTCTGCTTTTCAATCACGCTCATTAAGTTGGGGTCATTTAAATTGATAACCCCACCAGCCGCATTATCAGCCGTGTTTTGAGCGTTGATAATCTTAATGCCATCATCTGTTAGAATGACCTGAGTTGCGTTAGATTCAGCCATTTAATTCACCTCCCTTCTAATCGGTCGTGTTATCATTTTCGCTGATCGTCCCCTTATCAATCACACTAGCTGCTGACCGTTTTATCATTGGAATGGTATACACCTTTTCACGTTCCATTGGAGCCGGATTAATTAATAAGGCGTTGGTGTTAAACGTGAACAGCATATAAGGCTGACCATTTTGATAAAAGACATTGCAAGTTTCAACTTCACGGTTTTCATCAGTCAAATTAGGAAAATCTAGGTCATTATCCAGATAAACCTCAAACTCAGCACCTTTATGCACGACATTTAAAGCCCACACTTTATGTGGATCCTCATTTGTTTCTTGACCACCACCGGCTGCAAAGTAGAAGTAAGGGAAGTCCAAACATTCAGATTGGTAAGTATTCTTATTAAAATCAATCCCATAATCAGTGATATTAAAGTTGTATAGCACGTTGTAATTACCCGCCAACAGGTCACTAGCTTTGAGAATGTCGGTACTACCATCGGAATAGCCAATTGAGACCATATCATGTTGACGATCATAGTTAATTCGGCCGTAACCTTTAAGAGGCATAATCTGTTGAACTCGCTTATCGGTAGGCTGTAAGGTAACTCCCGGTAAATAAGGGAACCGCACGAGAATGTAGTTATGGTCATTCTTCAAGCTCACAATGTTCCAAATATAGACCGTGTTATTGACTTCCTGCACGCCAAATGTCCCACCATGTTGCCCATGAACTTGTAACATCACCGACTGCACGGCAAACTTGCTATCCTGTAAAGCAAACATGGTATCACTAGAGCCACTGTCATCACGAGCACGACTAGTTATATATTGCCCATTGCTTAACCGTGCCATATATTGAGTAGCTGAGTGGGCACCATTATCATCGGGACCATAGACGCCTAAATAGCTAATCCCAGTGGCGTCTAGCTTAATTTCGGGGTCATCTTGGATATAGTCGGACTCAATTGTCCCGTGCAAAGTACCAACAGCGTTACTATCCGCATTGATTAAATAGCCCGTTTGTTTATAGCTACTATCAACTGTGCCATCAGTGTTATAACGGCGCCAGATAAAGCCCTTGCTGTCAATGTATGATGAAATATTGGTGCTGCCTTCCCAAGCCTGTAAGATTAAGCGCTTAGTTTGGGTGGTATCGGTGAAATTGTTACCGTCAGGCGTTAAAGCGACCGGTTTAATCGAACTAGCGTCCTTTTTAGCTTCATCAACCGCCTTACTGAGTGCGTTCTGATACTGTTCCATCCATGCTGGGGTGGCTACTTGAACCGTTGTATACTCCCCAAAACCGACTGTGTTGCCATACGGGTTAGCAAAGCTGATCGTCCGTTGAATAACACGCCCACTAGCGTCTAATACGGGCTCAATTAACTCATCTTTAAACCTAATTGTGGCACCTAATGGTGGATTAAAGTTAGGCGTTACAGCAACCTCATAGTAAGTCCGAGGGTGGTTGTATAGTTTGAGCATATCCTTAGCCCATGACTTTAAACCGGCTGAGTTACTAATCTGATTAGCAGTAACAATGGCTTCATAGTACAGGCCGGATTGCCAATCGGGGTTATATTTCTGGTTGGCCTCATCATCAACGATATAGGGCTTACCATCATTGACCACTGCGATCGTGCTACCGTTAGCCCCATAAGGAATCAGCTTAGTCACAGGTGTTGATACCGTTGTCCGTTTGATACTAGTCATGTTTTTACCGAATACAGCCTCGTTATAGACCACGTCAGCATTGAGCTTGTCGGTAATGACACACACCTTTTTCGTGATGTTCCCTTGGCTATCAATCTCAACATAAGGGTCAATTTCAACGTTATAAGTCTGTATTAGCGTCTGTACTAATGTACTAGCTTTAGTTTTACCATCAATGGTAATTGTCGGGGTCATCACATTAGTGGTCTGATAGTCTAGTGTCCAGCCAGTGGCATTAAAACACTCATTAAAAGCTGTCTGAATCGTGCTTGCACTAGCTGTAGTAGCAATAGGATAATGGTGAGCTAAACTGTACAAGCATAAATTGGTGAAGTTAGCCGTTGTGACGTGTTTAACAGCTGCGGTATTGCTCTCTTCCACGCTGTATATGCGCATGACATACCAATGACCTGATAGCTCGTCATAATAGGCGAGATTGTTGCCAGCCACTACCTTATCTGAATCAGGTTGACCTTGAAGCACATCTAATGAGCCTTGATGGTCGAACTTCTTAGACTGGGCATTTAGATTAATCGTGCCATTAAACGTGTCATTAGTACCCACATTAACGTCATCATCATAGCTAGTGCTAGTTGTATCTGAGTCGGCTAGTTGAATTTTGACGCTATCATTAGAAAACTTAGTGGCTCCATCCACGGTCAGGGTACCAATCCGCTTTAAATTTGAATCTAGGATTAAATACTGGTTATTTAAAGCCATCTGTTAACCTCCTTATTTTAGTTATGTAAAAAGGCCACCCTTAATTGGGAAGCCTTTAAAGTGTTGCTATAGTAATCTGGGTAGATATTTAAGTGTAATTTGTGCGTCATCTAAGTCACCAATCATAGTTAGGCTATTAACGCCCGGACTAAGCTTGGGATAATCAGTTGACCAGATTGGACTAGCTAACTTACCGCCAACCGTGGTGCTATCAGTCTCACAATTTAGAACAATCTCTTGACCGGCATTAGCAATATACTTAGGTGCGTCCTGAGCCACGTCATTAACTTGGTAAATGTCTAGGTGAGTGATTGATAGATAAGGGTTCTCATAGCCCACCTTTTGATCATCCTCGGTAATCGAGTGCTTAAAGAACACCCCACCGATACCACCTAAATCTGACTGATATTTTGAATCCCTATCAACAAATGTGCCGTGTACAATCAGGAACCGTTTAGGGTCTTTACATGGTTGACCATTATGCCTACCACTGGTGTAGTATTGCGTGATTGACCAACTAAACACCTTGCCATTTTTGATTAAGTCGAGTTCTAGCCAACTAGTGCTTAGCGCCGACTTTTCTTCTTTATTGACCACCGTTGTATACTTGTTAACTCTGCGCTTAATCGTCCTAGTGGTTACTTTGCCATGTCTGTTGCGTGACCGTTTAACCACTGTCTTGGTCGTGGTTCCAGTCTTAATCTTGATTTTCTGGTCACGACCATTGCTAGAGCTACCAGAGGGACCCTTACCCATAAATAGCGTTTTATGTTTACCATCACCACCAGCAAAAGCACCACCTGGTTTAGTGATTTGTAAGTAACACGTTGGTGTGCCACCTCCACTACTATCAGCTAGACCAAAGCGACCAATCGTTGCCCCATTAGGGTCTAACAACAGGACTTCCAAACGCCCCATCGCACGTCCATTATGGGTACCTGAGTGCTTGATATGGTGAATTCTAGTTTTAACCCGATAGTTAGTCAGGCTGTTAGTCATGCCGGTAAAACGAACACCGGGCCCATACCAGCCAGGTTGATGCTTACCATACTGTTTAACTCCATTAGCTAGTTTGACCATTAATACTTGGGTATCTCGGTTACTATCAGCTTCACCTTGATAAATGTAGTCACCAGCAGTCTTCATCTGAGCAATGGCATTGGCATCGTTAGTCCATTCGGCCATCGTATTTAATACGTCACTGTTCACAACTTGCGTGTAAGGTTGTACCGCCACCGCTTGGTCTTCATCGCTATCAGGCCCTAGTCCATATTCACCACCGTTTAAGGTAAAGCCAATGTGCTTTAAATCCCGCTTAGGTACGACCTGAATAACCGGTGCTGTTCGTGCGGTGCCCTCAACAGTAATTGTGTTTAAGCCATTATTTAAAGGCTTCTCAACCTGTGGTAAGGTTGCCCGTGGGTCAGACTGTACAAAGGTAATGGTTAGTGTAGCGTCCCACGCCCCCTGGTTAATGAACTGTGGATCGCTAATCGCAGTAACGTGGCCCCAGTAAGTCACTTTGGGCTCAAAGCCAAAGACTAAAGGGTACTCCTTGCCATTATCACTTGGATCATCACTTAGCAATAAGCCACTCAAATTATGCATAATCTGATTGTATTTGTCCTGACTGCCACGAGCGATAATAGTTATTGGAATACTGATTGTCCGACTAGTATAGTCCATACCATTAAATTGATTACCATACATGGCGGGGATATCGGTTACTTGCTCGGCCATGGCTGGTGCACTTGGCAGTGTTACTGCTCCCATAACGGCTTGCAAATCATCGCGGCTATTTAAGCCAGCATATTCAAAATCATTTTTATTCAAAACAGACAATTATATCGCCATCCTTGTTTAATTTTAACTAT